AGATAGCTTACTAGGTATGGATAAACCTGAAGGAGTCATGTATTTGAATTGTGAAAATGGTAAGAAATTACCATTTAAAAGTAAGTTCAAAGAGTTAACTGTTACTGATCCAACTCAGGTATATCAAGCATTCGAAGAAGCTGAAAAAATGAAAGATACACATACTATCGTTATAGATAGTCTTACGTATCTAATGGACATGTATGAAAGTACTAAGGTACTAAATTCAACAAATACAATGCAGGCATGGGGACAGTACGCACAGTACATGAAAATACTAATGTCTCAGATAGTGGCTAAATCTACCAAGAATGTAGTATTTCTAGCCCACACTACAGATGTTCTCAATGAAGCTGAAATGGTAAATGAAACTTTGGTTAAAGTTAAAGGATCTCTAATGAATCAAGGTATTGAGAGCTTCTTTACCTGTGTTATATCTACTAAGAAGGTAGCTATGGGTAAATTAGAGGATAAGATTGCCAAATCTCCATTATTTAAAGCTACTCAGGATAACAAAGATGACGGGTTTAAATATGTATTCCAAACTAGATTAACTAAAGAAACAGTTAATGAGAGAATTCGTAGCCCCATGGGAATGTGGCCTAGGAATGAAACCTATATAGATAATAACTTACAGAACGTTATTAATCGACTTCACGAATACTATAAATAATCCTGCATGATATACTAACGTGGTGGTACCGCAGTATTAGAGCCACGTTAAAATATCTACTGCAGGATAGGCCCATAACTCCTTATAAGGTTTCCTCCTCCTATGGGACCTGTCCTAACTGAAGAGTTATAAAATACTAGTCCTCTCCTTCGGGAGAGGCATCCTATTTTTAACCCTATAAATTAAGGAGAATTATGAGCCATCCTGGCAATGATGAAATTATAGATAATGAACGAGATAATCGAATAGCTTTATCTCAGAAGATGGTATTCGCAGCAACAGAAATGGGAATTGAAATCGTACAGGAAATTGCCCTAGAGACTTTAAAACGAAAACCAGGTATGTCTGTTAAAGAATTTACAAAAGTATTAGATCAATATCTTGAAAAACAGAAAGATCTAGTAAACAACCCCACAAATAAATAATTGTGGTTTATTAACACTCAAAATAGAGGATACGAGTTATGAGTGAATGGGAACTCCCTAAAAATGTAGAAACACAGTCTATTGAAAGAGTAGGTGGTGGATTTGCATGGGAATCAGGAGTATATGATGCTACCGTGAAAATGGTGTATCTAAATCAGTCTGCATCTGAAGCAGTAAGCTTCAATGTTATTCTAGAAAAGAATGGTGGTAATATGGCAGAACTTCGAGAGAATTTCTGGATTAAATCCGGTAAAGCTAAGGGTAATAAGACCTATTACACGAAGGATGGTAAAGACTATCCACTTCCCGGGTATTCAATTGCAAACTCTATGTGTGTAGCTGTTACAGGCGAAAGTCTAGCTAAATGCATGGATTCTGCAGAAAAGAAAACCGTTAATATCTGGAATCCTGAATTAAAGAAGGAAGCACCGACAGAACGGCCAGTAATAATGAATCTAGTTGGTAAACCTGTTAAAGTAGCTGTTCATCAAGTTGTTGAAGATAGACAAGCTAAGAATGACAAAGGTGAGTATGTACCAACTGGTACATCCCGTACTGTAAATCAATGTAAGTTCTTTGGTAATGCCGAAGGTAAAACCGCTGAAGAAATTACTAATAATGAAGATGCTACCAGATTTGATAAGTGGGCTCAGAAGAATACGGGCACAGTTATTGATAAATCTACCAAAGATAAAGGTAGTAATTCTGCAGCTAGTATTATGGGCAGTACGCCTGCAAGTACAGCTACAGGTTCACTATTTCAAACAGATCCTCCTATTTAATGAGAGTTTGTGGAATAGATCCAGGGGCTAATGGAGCAGTGTGTGTACTGGATAGTAATAATCCGGTACACCTTGCTCTGTTAGATTTAGCTAAAACTACTCCGTTTGATGCATCTCATTGGCTTCAGAAACAGAAACCAGATATTGTATGGATAGAAGATGTCCATTCTTTATTTGGAATGTCTGCTAAATCTAATTTTGGATTTGGTAGAAATCTGGGGCTTGCTGTAGCTATCTCACAAATAGCTACTAAAGGAGAAGTTGCTAAGACAGTTACGCCTAAAATATGGCAAAAATATGTAGGTGTTACTGCTAAAGGGAAAGATATTAAAAAGCAGGTTGCAGAGATAGCTATAAAACTATATCCAGCAGCTAGTATATACGGTAAACGAGGAGGATTACTTGATGGTAGATCTGATGCTTTAATGATTGCCCATTATGGATTACATAATAAGGAGAAGATATGAAATACAATTATGCTTTCGATGTAGCATTTGAAGTTATTTCAGATAAAAAAGATTGGGGTGATATATCAGTATCAGAAATAAGACAAGCTTTACTTAAAAGAGTAAACCAATTAGATAAAGATGAGGAATGGAAAGAAGCTACTTCATCTTTTGATTGCTATGAAATGGAGGAATAATGAAAATAGAAATTGATATAGATATTGAGTCCATAGTAAAAGAAGCACTTAAGAAGCAACAATCAGAAGAAGAAATACCTAAAGTATGGACAGAAGCTGTAATGAAAAATAGTAGATCTAAATGGGAATATAGCCGTAGAAATGGAAGACGGCGTACTGTAGAAGAGATGGCTCTACATGATCTAGAAAAAGAGAAGGGCCGTAGACTAACTCCTGAAGAGAAGGGAGAAGCTAAAGCAGTCATTCAGATAGATGAAACTACTGAAAATACAATTAAAGAAGCTGCTATTAAGAAAGATCGTATAGATAAGATAGCTGCTGAAGGTATGGCCGCAGCTACTAAAGAACTAGCTGAAGAAGAAGAAGATGGAGCGGAACCAAAAATATTGTATATTCCGGATATATCACAAAATATTACAAAAAAAGAAGAAGTAAAAGAAGCTGAGATACCTAAAACAGAAAAATTAGATACTAACTCCCTATTCTCATGAATTTAAAATCGATATGGATCAATATGCAAAGCTTGCTTTATGCAAGTTTAACTATAGTAGGTACTATTATACTAATAGTAGCTGGTATAGCTCTCCTACCAATAACTATTTTATTAGTAGCTATATTTATTTTATCTGTTGTGTATAAGGTAGTTATTTCAGATGAAGATACTAACTAAATAGTCCATTAAACCAGGAAACAATTTCAAAACCAGTTGCATTGTTAGCCTCATCAAATAGATCATCAAATTGAAGAGTATTAGGAGAGAAATCTCCAGCTATCCAGGAACTATTTACATTACCTAATGTAGGTATTCCAGTTGTATACTGGATACCTGCAGATAGTGCCACTCCAGTAGGACTAGCTTGAACCAATTGTTTAGAAGCTCTCTGGTTTCGTAAGAAATACGAGAGAAATGAAGTAGCACCTACAGCATCAACTGCCTCTAATGCAGGCACCAGAGCCTCATCAAACAGTACAAATGCATTAATGGCATCATGCATAGCCTCTTTAAATGTCTGCCCTCTAACCTTCGTAGCATGTTCTATCATTACATACCTACCTAAAAAGTCTGTCATCTGTACTAGATGCCTAGACATCTGATACGGCTTACTAGATTTAGTGAAAAATAACCAACTGGCAGCAGTCCCTACCTTTTTAGGAATCCTATCTGTATAGTTTTTATACTGGAATGATTCTAATCTCAGCATACGCCTCATACGATTAAAATACCCATCTGTTTGAGCATCATTAATATCCTCCACAATAAGTGAATTCAATCCTGCAGCACTCATTTTATGTAATGTATTATTTTGTATTTGTGCATCCAGTCTCTGTATTTGTCTTGCCTCTGGACTATTATCAGATAAATTTTTAGATTTTTTTAATTGTTTTAGTCGTGCACGTTCTTCATGAGCTGTACGATATTTTTTGTATTCACTTAGCCCTTCTACAATTTTATAGAAAGTATATGATATTGGGATCTTTCTCATAGATAGCTGACTTATATTAGAAAATAAGTTACTAAATACTACTTGAGGCATAGCAATAACAATACGATCTTTTCCGTAACCGACAATTTGTTTAATCATATAGTGAGCTAGTGCAGCTACGTATTTAGTTCTAGGATGTTTGTCTAAACGTTTTAATTGAGATATATCAAATGATTTATACCCAAATACTTTATCGATAATATCTTCTCTAATCATAAACTTACCATCTACCGCATATGATTGAATACGATCACGTACTGATTTAGGCAGTTTATAGTACCGCTCAATGTATGCCCCTTCAGGATCTAAAAGATTTATAAATTCTTTTGGATGTGATTCGAATAAATCTAACTGTTCATCAACTAAAATATCAATAGTTTCAAGATTATTTTCAAGACTAGCTTGTTTATCAATCAATGAGGAATTCATGTGTGCAAACACATTTTGAATTTCTAAATCTGGTTTCAGTAAGTCTTTAGTAGTTTGGTGATCCATCATTACTCGATAGTCAGTAATTCGACCAGTCTCGTCCATTACAGGGCGTAATTTTAAGGAATCATCTTCTTTTAGAAAAGTAACACTATCTGGATCAGACTTTCTATCTTCTGCATCTATAAATGCTTTTACTTTTTGTTTAATTAAAAAGAAATCGGGCTTGCCATTAACTTCATAAGCAGGATCTCTCATAAATATTTCAGTTAATGTAGTTCCCATATTACGCTGGTTAGTAGTAGATAGTACCCCGGATACATCCATAACTTCTGGCATATGGCGACTAACATACAATGTATCGTAAGTTTGATTTGGATCAATCTTACCTAGTGGGTAGGACTCATGATAACCAGCTCTTTTCATTTTTTCTGCATCAGCAGCTGTACCTACTTTTGTACTAGTTAGATTGTCTACTCGTTCAATAATATATCCCTTAACCATTTGGGTCGGATTATCTTTAAATAAACCAAGTTGTGAGTCTTCTTTATATGCTAGGTGAGCATCTAACATATCAATAATTCCATTTTGTTTGCTATCTTGGAAAAATTCATTATTAGCTAGTGCCCTAACATTACTCATTTTCCTGGAATCTATATGTTTTAAAGATTCTAATGTTGCATAAGCATCTAATAAACCAATTTGTTCTTCGCTTGGAGTTTTTAAGTACTTCACAGCAATTGTGTGTGCATTCATATGTGCAGCAGTTAATTTAGTTTTTCCGGTAGCTATGTGATAACCAAGCTCTTCAGCATATCTAATAGACGGACGAAATCCATCACTCTGGAGTCGTTTTAATTTTCTTTTAATTGTTTTTTGTGCGTTATTAACAGAATCCTTACTATTAATAAGGTCTTTAATTTCTGCATGCGTAAATCCTGCAGTAAGGAGACTCGACAGATCTGTTTTAAATAAAACATCAGTTAACGCTTCTTTCAATTCTACAGACATAGAGTGATTATCTTTTGGATCTACTGATTTCCAAATACTATTTATACCTTCTGCGTTATCCCCATTAAACCATTGGATAGTAGATCTTTCAGTTTCTTGACGAGCCTTAGATATATTAACTTTAGCGTGTAGTAACTGCTCAATCATCTCTTCAGATAATGCACCTCCACCAATTTCATTAGCTACACCACGTAAAGTTTTACTTAAGTTTTGAGTAGCAAACTTTCTTACCCGCTGAGCTGTTGCATTTTCACTTAATATATGCACAGATGCTCCAACAAATCCCTGAGCAACTGCTCCCATTCTAGTTTTAGCGTCAGACTTTAATATTTTACGTGCTTGTAATTTAGAGAAGTCTTTAATCTTTTGATCAGCTTCATCTAGGAAATCATATGTCTTACTTTGGAATTGCTGATATTTACTCTGGTGCTTGCTTTGAATAGCTACTAGGTGTTCAGTTACTGCCAGCATTTGCTCAAAACCATTTTTATCTGCTGAATCAGAAGCTGCTTTACCAAACACTCGTTTAAATGTATTAACAACCATTTCAACTGCACGAAGGAGCTTACCAATAAAATCTTTACGTACTGCTGATGGTTGTGTTTTAAGATAATTTATCATCTGCTTATTGGTTATAGCATATGCTAAAAACTCATGAAGTTTATGAGCTTCCTGTTTAGGATTATCAAATACATATTTATATTGTTGTTTAGCTGTAGCAATATCATTTGTAGAAGGTTTACCTATTCCTTCCGGTAAGAACACTCTCCAAGCTTGCCCTTTAAATGCAGGATTAGTTTTTAGATCTGCTTCTACTTGACGATACAATGCAGCGATATTATCAGCAAGTAATGGGTTATCCTGTATTGCCTGCCAAGTCATAGCATGTACTAATTCATGTGTGTACACTTCTTGAGGAGACTGTCCACCAATAGATAGTGGCATCTGACGAGCAACAGATACTCTTATATGGTTACGCTTAGCTTCATAGGTGCCCTGGGTAATTCCATTAATTTGCTCAAGTGCAAATGAAAGATTAGAAGTTTCTGTAAGACCTCCGCCTAATATACCTAATACATCTTCCAAAACAGAACTATGATCATTCATCTCCTGTTTACTATTGTAGTAATTAACTGAGTACTCTTTTACCTTATTAAATAGATCTGTAATTGTATTAGTTGTGAGCCCAGATTCTAATACAGTTCTAGCATCACTTTTAGGTAAACTATCTAATGATCCAAACATTCCTGGTTCATCTGGTAATTTTTCGTCTGGATCTAGTGGTCCTAATCCCGAATCTTCTAAATTTTGTTCTTCAGATACTTCACCTTGTCCAGTCTCTGGATCTATATCAGGATTATTTTTGAGCCATTGTTCTCCCTCTTTTGTACCTTTAAAGTGGTCCCATTCAGCTCTCATTTGATCTCCACCTGGGTCCATATTATTTGGATTAGCCCAATATTCAGCAGTGTATTGTTTGTCACCACCCATTTCTTTTTCAAATACTTCCCATAATCCATGAAGATCATCTGTAGTGCTATAAAGGTAACCATCTTGAGATAATGCTTCTCTCATCCGATCAAGATCTAAACCTCCTTTTAATTTTAGTACTGGAAAACTTACATGTAGTCCTGTGTAAAACATTCTATTTACACTTTCACGTCTTGAAAAACTAGATTCTGTACCCCATTCCATAGTTGCTGCTGCTCTATTTATGCCGCCTAACTTAGCAATAGCTACAAACAAAGAATCTTTTGAAGGATTAACTTCATATGTTATAGGTTTTCTTGGTTTACCCCTTCCCTTCATTCTTTTTTCCCAGTCTTCTAAATTTTCTTTTACTTTCTCTATTACTTTTCCTGTAGAAGATTTAACAGTATTTATCAATTCCTCAGTAGGCATATACATCTGGTATGCTGAAATCTTTCCACCATGTTTCTTAATTAGTGCCTCTAATTTTTCTCTAGCTACTTTAACTCTATTTACAGTTGCCGAAATACTAGTATCTTTTTTTCCTTTTTTTAACTTAGGATCACGAAACATAAGTTGCTTGTAACCCTTTTTCGATTTAGCATCTTCTATAAATGTATTAGCAAAAGCATTTTCTTTTATATGTTTATCTACTGCACCCATCAATCCATTAGATTCAGCTGTAGCGATAACATCAAGTACCTGTTCATAGGTTTGTTGTATAACACTATGCTCTCTACCAAATTTTAAAAAGTCCGCATTATAACTCTTAGCAGCTTCAACAAGTTGTGCTGGGCTACCCATAAATGCGTCATGTAGTGCTAACATTTCAGGATGTTTACCTAACGTTAACGTTAACAAGACAGAATCCATGTTAATGATTTGTCGGATTAATGCACTCACTCCTGGAGCTACAAACTCTAATTTACTTGGATTACTAGTTTTATCTCCATCTTTAAAATTATGTGCAACTCTTTCAGGAGTATTTGGCGTTTTACTAGTATCTCGTTTAGTAAGATCTATCCCACCTTCTATAATGCCATCTTTAATTTGAGATAGGGGTCCTACATATTGAGGGTAAACTTCCATTAACTTAGTAGTTTCATCAAGAATAAGATCATCTATTTCTGATTTAGTTAATGAACTTCTTTTAGATTCTTTAAGTGCTTTTTCATATGCTTTATCAAAATGAGTTATAAATACTGAATGCAGTATTTCTCCCATTTGTATAACTGCATTTCTTGCTTCTTTGGTCTCACCTAGCATATTATCTAACGCACCATCAAATCTCGGTGCTAATACCTTAGCGATACCATCTTGTAAAAACGACTCATTTAATTCAAGTTTATATATGTTTGTGTCATTACTTTTAAAGGCTTCAATAAATTTATTATCAATAGCATCCATGCCATGTCGATCAACACTTCCATCTGGATTTACAGTAGTTTCAATATTAAATGTTTTTAAATTATCAAAATAAGGTTCTACAACTTCTTTAAGATAATCTTCTTGCGAACGAGCAACTATTTCTCTGGCTGCTAGATCCTTTTCTAGTTGTTTTTTTAGTTCTGGTGTTGGGTTATTTAGATCATTGTATTCTCGTTGCATGCGGCTTAACTGAGAATTAATTGAAGTAACAATATCTCCAGCTACATCATTAGAAATACGCTCAATGCCTCCACCGTACATATAGATAAGGAAGGGATATTTAACAAGACTTCGTAGGTCACCATTTTTTAGATCTGGGTATAATTGTGTTAATGCTTTATCACGTTTATTGTAAGTAGATATGTACTCTTCTTCCATTTCTTCAATTTCATGCTTATCAAGTCCCTCTTTTTTTAATCTGTTAGTCTCATAACCCCATGCTGAATCAGCTCCCATGAAATCTTTCATGATTTCAACTAGAGTTTCATATACATCCTGCTGATCTGTATCATGTTTAGTATTTGCTCCAAAATAAATACCTACCTGACCAAATATTCTTTCTAGATTTGTACCAAACATTGGGAATTGTAAAACGTTCATAGCCCAGCCATTAGAAATACCATCTATTTCCATGACTACATCTGATTCAAATGTACTATCAGGCTTATATTTAGATAATCCAGTTAGTGCATTTAGAATTGAAGTCCCATGAGCTACCTCATATTTTGCTTTAATTTCAGGAAGGACTTTAGCTAAAGCTGCAGCATGCTTCTGCTGTGTCTTTTCATCTTTAGCTTTATCTAAGGCAGTTAATGCCACTACAGCTTTTAGGATAATAGGGTCGGCTACTATTTTATCAAACTCAAGAGCACTAGTTTTGTAATCATTTTTATCTATTTTAAATCCTAAGTTCTGGGCAATAGCTAATTTGAACATCCACAAATTCTTTTTATTGTATTTTGTGGGTCCCCAGGATTGCAGTAGGAATCTACTAACTTTACTATTTTGTGGATTAATACGTCCTTGCATTAAAATACGATGCTGATTCTGTAGTTCGTATTTAAAATAGAATTTTTCTAATTGATTATTTTCTCCACCATTATCATATGCTTCTAATATTTCATCAATAGCAGTTGTTTTATCAGAATTCTGTGATTCTAAGGATTTCGCTTCTTGTACCATAACTGTATCAGGATCAAAAGCCTGATACCCTGCTAACTCATACAAGAGTTGTGTATGCCCATTACTAGCTAACTTACTAAAAATACCCATAGATTCTGCTGCACTCCATGGAGTATTCTGTAATGTTTTAAGCCTAAATTTAACTTTTGCAGGAATCTTAGTTAATACATTTTTAATAGTGTCAGAAACACTAGGAGGACTTTTTAAGGTTTGGTGATCATTTACGTCTATGTCAGATTTATTTATTTCATTAATATCATCTAATGCTTCAATCTCTTTAGGAGTAAGACTCGGTGCTTCATCATTAGTAACAATATGCCTATATTTTTCTGGCCCATTATTAAATCTTCGTCCTTCTACTTTGGCCTTACCCTTAAATGCCCAAGTATGTTCTTCAATACTAAATATATGCCCTGTACCTGAATTATCTATTTCCGTCTCAGCTATCTGAACAGCTACTATACCCAGATCTACACCTAAATTTTGATAATATAAATTTATACCTCCATCAGTAATATCTGGATCTTTTTCTCTTAGATCCTTTTTAGATATTCTTAGTATTTTTTGGACTTGTTTTCCTAAACGATTAACTGTTTGTGTGTAGTCTGCTCCAAGATTTTCTAATTGCTCATAATCATTACCTTTTAGCTTCCCATTTCCTCCGTATAAGAATTCTTCTCTATCGTAGTTACTTCTAAAAGTAGTATCACCAGAATTTTGTTTAGACCAAATCATAGTACCGACCATCATTGCGAATAGTACTTGATTCGGTAGTTCTTCTTTACCAGTTCTATCATTCTTTCGCATTAAAATAGTTAATGGTCTTTTAATAGCGAAAGCTGGCATAGATTCTGAACTAACTATCTTCTCGTAACGTTTTCTAAAATCTATAAAGCGTTTAGTGAGAATTTTAGCCCCGTCTTCTGATAGTCCTAATTCTACAAGAGCATCTGTTAATGCTGTTGAATTAGCAAAATTAGCATCAGTAAGAGTATTAATCCCTGGACTAGTTACATCTAGATCAACAAGATCTAAAAACTTCTTCCCAACAATACCTAGTATAGTTTCTATATTCTTTCCAATATTTTTAATTGCTGGGTCAGCTTTAGTAATTACAGTTTTGTATGTTTCTGCGACTGCAGCAATAAAATTCTGAATTGTGGTAGGAGCTTTTATTGTAGTAGGAGCTTTTTTAGTAGATTTTCTGGCAGCTATTCTTTCTGCTAGTACTTTTGCGTGAGAGATATCAGCTTTTTTAAAATAGAGTAAGTCTCTCGTATCAAATAATGTTCCGTCAATTTGATCAAGAATCCACTGTCTACGTTCAGGCTCTACCTCTGTATCGTTATCATTTAACCAGGCTTCATAGTTATCAACAGCTTCTTGTACACTGTCAGTTTTAAAGTTAAGACCTGTGTACCCTCCAGCTGACCAAGGATTCCCAAAATGGAATTCAGGAGTCACATGCGGAATACTGTCACCATCCTTCTTATTGACTCGCAGTGTGTAAACTGCACTGTCACTATTCTCTATAGCATACTGTTTAGCTTTTTTGGCACCCTCAAAGAATTGAATTATCCCGTCTATTACTGCATAGACTTTCTCTTTAACTGTTTTGCCGAATAGTAAGGGGAGTTGGTATCCCTTCTCACCTGGCTTAAGAGGTTCAACAACCCCTGGAGTAGTTTTAGTAGTTTCATCAGATACTGGAGTCTTTCCTTTAGGGAGTTCTCCTTCTTTAAAAGGGAGTTCCAGTTGTTCCCCTGATTTCTTTTTAGAATCTGCATCTGTTTTCTCTCCCCTTTTTTCAGCAGCGAGAGCCAGAATTTCTTGTTTAGTATCATCCTGTGTAGTTCCTTCCTTTGTATTCTTATAGCGTTCTATTTCATTACCTGCTTTACTGACGCTCTTTATTGTACCGTCTGCAAAAACCTTATAATTTATTGTTCTACCTTTTGCAGTAGTATGCGTTACTTCTACATAAGCTTTTTCCCCAGTTTCAAGAACTACATCTTCTATATCTTCTTTACTGGCTTCTTTTGTAGGAACAGAAAGATCTGCTTTAATTCTTTCAAGTTCTTCTGTTAATTCTTTATTAGCTAGTCTTTCAGATTTCTGTTGTTCTAATGATGTGTTGTAAGAAGTGTCTTGGTATCCTTCAACTATACTTACTGCAGCTTCTCCAAATTTAGCTTCATTACTTAATGCTTTGAGAAGTTTAGGGGAATTTTCACCAATTCTAAAAGTATACTCTCGCTCTTCAGCTTTACGGCTTTCAAGACCTTTCTTACGTTTCTCTTGGAATTCTGTATCTGTAAGAGCTAAAGGTTTTCCATCTTTTTGAGCTATTGTATATTCCATAGTGCGGAGACCAGTAGCACTCTCCACTCGCTTACCAATTACAATAATTCCTTTTCCTTCTGCTTTCTCTTTATCTGTTAATTTGTTATACGCAGTATTAGCAGCTTGAAATGTAGTAAATTTACGATGAAGATTATCTGCGTGATTACGCATTAAGTCTTTAATCTTCGTAATTCTTTTACCGAGTCTTTCTAAACCTCTTGCAGAAGGATTTTGGTTATCTGCAAATAATTTTAAAATTTCTTTACGATAAGTATCTATACCTTTCCATCTAGCTGATTTACCTTCAAGAACCTCTGTCTCAACTTGTTCTAAATCTTTATCAATTGTACTAGAGTCTTCTTTTTTTAATTGTTCTTGTAATGCTTTAAGATCTCTAATTTTCTGAATAGCAGCTTTATCTTTTGGTGTTTTAGCTTTATCTTGTTCTGCTTTTAACTGCTCATCAGTAAATTTATCAGGATCGAGAGAGCCTTCTAAGAAATTACTACCAAAGATACTAAATGCATCTTCAGTAACATTTAATACTTTATTCAATGACTTATCTAAAATCTTACCTATCTTAGTTTTTTGTTCAGGAGTTAACCCTCTTTTAGCTACTCTTCTTAATTTTTGTAAAGTTGAGGGTGTTGGGTCAATACCCATATCATCTAATACTTTGTCTAATTCAGAGTCCTCAATAGGTTTGCCTACATCTGGATCAATTTTACCTTTATCTATGTCTTTCCACTCAAGAACTTTATTTTTTATATGTCCACTAGAAAAATTTCCTTTTTCAAGCAGCTCTTTAGTTCTAGCAAGATCTTTCTTTAATTGTTTTTTAATTTCTGCTCTTATTTTTGTTTCAGCTTCAATACTTATTGGGGTGAGTAATTGCTCTGTAAGTGTTTGTTCTTGTCGCCGTAAAGTAGCTATTTCTTTTTTTGCAGCTGCAGAAAGAGTTGTTTCTGTATCTTCAAAACCTAATTCAAATTGTTCACCAGAAACTTTACCAGTTTTTTCAATCTCTGCTATTTTAGCTTTAGTTTCTTCTAATTTGTTTACAAGTTCAGCAACTTTAGGATCAATATTTTTTGTATCTTCAAGTAAAATAGAACCATTTAAAGCATCTTTTTCCTTTTCTGCTGCTGCAGATAATGGTCCTTGTCCCTCAATAACTTCATTGATACGTTCGAGTGAAGCAATTGTAGCTAATTGTGCTTGTATATTTACTAATCCTTGTTGAAGAGTAGCTTTATTCTCAGCTTTATCTATTCCAAATACTTTTCTAGTAATTTGTTTACCAACTCCATATGCTCCACTAGTAACAATCATGCCTCCAGCAGCTCCTGGAGTAGCTACAGCTTCATGAAAAGCAGCCATTCCAATTTTACCTGTATCAGCTGTACCAGTTTGAGCATATTGTTCAAAGAAAGATGTAGCAGCTCCTTGTTGAGCTTCTGAGGCAAGTCCTCCAATAGGAGCAACTACTCCTCTATAGAGTAAACCGTTTTTAAAGGATTTATTATTTGTATCTACAGCTGCTTTCATTTTCTTAGTCCAAGCAAGCTGTCCACCTATTCCAGGGAATTTACCAATAACTTTTACAAGAACTCCGGCACTTACTTTTTCAGCTACCATTCCTGCAGCAGATGACCAATTAATACGTGAACGTTCTTCTGTAGTAGGTTCTCTTCCTTCTCGAGTAACAAATTCATCGATAGCTTGATTTGCTCTACCTTTAGCTAAAGTAGCGAGCATAGCTAATTGTACAGGAGGTCCTCCAGCTGTGAGAGCTACCATAAACCCAATACTAGCAATACCTTGTTCCATCATAGTACCAAGATCATTAGATACTGAATGCCATATAGCTGCACCGGTGCCATGATGTTTCTGAATAACTTCAGCAGCTGCTATAGCACCTTGGTAATCTGCATCATTTACTGGGAATTGATCTCTATAAGCTTCTGCTTCTTTATGGATTTCTTGTAATTGTTTTCTATTTACCTGAGCTTGATTATGTAATGCAGTAAGTGCTTGAAAGTTAGGATTATCTCTTGATAATGTACCTGCTTTATATTGGGCAATATCTTCAGGAGTAATATCTGCTCTAGGAAACCCAAATAGTTCTAATTCTTTATTATTTGTATTATACTCATCTACTTGTTGAGTTAGAGTAGTTGCTCCGGTAAAAGCAGAGAATCCCATTTCAGTTGGGATGGCCCAACTCTGCATAAACATATTAAAATAATTACCTAATGTACCGGTTGGAGCACCTAATGCTCGAGCTCTCTTATCTGCAGCTTCATAAGCTGAAAATGACTTAGCAGTAACTTCATCTAAACCAGGTAATGTAGCGCCATTTACTGTTGCTGACCATGTACCATCTGCATATTCAGTTACTCTTCCGTCTGTTCCTACAACAGGAGAAGTTGGTTTCATATAATCTGGCTCTCTTAATATTTCTTCTAATGACCCATCATCTCTTGCTTCAACTCTCATAAATGCTTCTTCTAACTGATTTCCTACTGGAGGTGCCCATTTAGATTTAGGATCATAAATAACACCAGGTTTTTCTTCCATTCCTCCGAAACGAGAATAATTAACCCCATATATTACTCCAGGAATTCCTAATGGAACTTCTAGTGTTGGGTCACCAATTCCAGGAAAAAGACTTAATGCTTTTTCTTTACTTTTTGGTTCTTTCCTTCCTGCACGAATAGGCCCACCAGACACTTTTCCTAGATCTTCTGTAGGTACTTCAGTTTTAGGAGCTTCTACTATTATATTTTCCTTCCCATCCGTTCCTACAACAACCTCAGCTTCTTCCTTAGCTTTTTGTTCTGCCAGAGCTTTAGCTTTCTCTTCTTGTATATAAGGTATATTTGGTCTTACAATTGGACGAGGTTCTTCAGGAGGAGTTAATGGCCTACCAAGTTTTTCTGGATGTCTCTTTAAATCTTGTTCATACTGTGCTTTTCTAGCTAACGCATCCTGTTGTTGTTTAGTAAGACTAGTATCTTTTAGTTTATCTCCAGGATCTTCAGTCTTCTTAATTTCTGCATCAATAGGAGATGCTTTACGAGCAACTATATCTTTTTGAGCAGAATCAATAACTTTAGCAGCAGTACCTCCTGGAACAGCTAGATCTGAAGGTTCTACAGGAGCAACATCTGGACGTTCAGATACCTGAAAAGATTTAATTATTTCTGTAGCTTCTATAGGTTTTGTTACTTGTGGAGTTTCCAATTGAGGACGGGTGTCCTGCTCTCCTAGAAAATCTTTAGATAGATCTGTTGGTGCAACATAAGGTTCAATTCCTTCTGCAGATATCTGTTCCTCTGGCTGCAATTGCTCTAGATCTTCTAGAGCTTTCTTATATGCTGGTTCTCTTGTAGGTTGTTCTAAAGCAGCTGGAGGCTGCAATCCATGTCTAGTATCCTGTTGTCCTAGGAAATCTTCGGAGATATCTGTTGGTGCAGTAGCTGGAGTAATACCACTTGTATCAGGCTGTTCTACAAAATCTTCAGGACTACTAGTAGTAAATTCTGATTGTGGGGTATCTCCTACAAGACCTGATAACCGATCTACCAATTCCTGTGTAGTGGGGTTATCTTTAAACCAGGTTGGATTCTGTTCTACTACTTGAGGACGTACAAGTTCTGAAGCTGGCCTAGTATCTCCATTCATAGCAGCTCGCAGCATCTTAGATCCATCACCTGCCCCAAGAGTATGCATTACATGCATGCTACCATCCGTTACAGGAATGCCTTTACCTTCCAGATTGGCCTTATTTTCATCCGTTAGGATACCCATAGCAATCTCTTGCTGAGCTGGATCGCTACGTCCATCTGCAGTTAGACCCTTATCAGGATAGTTCTCTATCAGGCTATTCCATGTAGCTGGCATAAACTGGTACAGTCCTAGAGCTCCTGATCTTTTATTTAATGCATTAGGGTCATTATTAGATTCTGCTCTTTTAGCTTTATTTTTATACTCTTCAGAATTGAATGCATCAGTATTAGCTGCTTGACTTTGATCTGCCATTGCAGCACCAGGAGGTAAACCTTCAGAACCTGGAGGAGGGTAATTATATGGTTCGGTGAGCTCTGTTTTCTTTTGGAATTTCTCTTTAGCTAAAGCAATAGAAGCTTCTTTTTTTCTACCTTGAACTTCTGATTGAGCTTGTTGTAACTTTTGAACAAAATTAATAGGACCTGTATTAGGAGTTGTATGCTGTCCTACTGTTTTTTGTTCTTCAAAGAAAGTATTTAAACGATCTTTTCTTACGTCTTCTAAATCTTGTGAGTTAGGTTCGTATCTACTAACGTCTAGTTGTTCTTCAAAAGTTAAGGTACTATTAGGATCAAAGGTAAAATTTGGATCTAGGGCTGCTTTAATATCATCACGTTGTCCCATAGTTTCACATCATTCATAGTTATCTAAGTGTTAATAGAAACATATGTACTATCCACCTAAAGTACGGCTGTTACCTACGCTCTCTAGAGCTTTTTTCTGTGATGCTTTTGTTTTATCCGCAGCCTTTTGTATCTCTTTTTGTATGTTGTCAAGTAAGGTTCTATTAGGCACACCGCTTTGTTTATTATGACTATCAACCCCAACTCCATAAGGACTTATATGTTCTGCAAGTGCTGCTAATATTGCATTTTTCCCAATCTTACTCATATCATTAGTAAGACTCGATCCAGTTAAAGCTGGGAGTGGGTAATCATGTTTATCTAACCATAAGAAATTTGCATCTCTATCTAGTTGAGCTCCTTGAAGAATATTTACCATTGCTATTTGATAAGTTTCTTTACTAGCAAGTCCTAGTTTATCCCAATTAGGAATAAACCCTTTCCACTGACTTACAGTTTTTGCTAATTCACGGCGTAACTCTTTTAAGTTCTCAGGATCAAGTTTCTCTCCTTCTTTGGCAAATCTCTTTGTTAGTTCCCCAAACATATATGATGATACATTTTTTTGTGGGGAATCCCCTATAGCATCTAAAACTACGTGTCGTCTTTTTGATCTCTTGTCTGCGGTTTCAAATTTATATTTTTGACGAGCAGCAGCTAATTTTGCAGGTAAAGCTCCTGATGCAAATTGAACAGCTAGACCACTTTTTTTAATTTTTTCAAGAACTTTAGTTTCAATAAGCGCTGCACTTGCATGAGGAAGAGCTAAAGTTAATTTATTAATTTCTGCATCTATATATTCTTGCTGATTAGTTGGTGAATAGTCTTCAATTCCTAAAGGTACTAGAATTTGTACTTTCTCACCTTTTTCATTTTCTACTTCTCTGTATTCTTGATGCATTTCAAGATATGATGCATCTGGATCTAAATCATATTGTGTATAGTCATTTACTGCTTGTTCATTCCATGATTGTAATCTTGTTGCTGCACCTGGTCCTAAAGAGTCTGCATCATTTTTAAATTGTTCATTTAAATTATTTATTTTAGTTCTAAAATCAGCTCTTGCAGTACCTGTTTCTGCTTGAAGTTTTGCATTCTTTGGATCAAGTCTTAAAGCTTTTTGACTTGTACTATATGCTTTATGTGCACTAGTAACATCAGCTTTATTTTCTTGCCATGTTTGTGTAATAGTATCTTTTCTAACACTTTCTCGTTCTGCTCTTACACCTGGTCTTTCTAGTTCTTCAAACCATTGTTGTCGTTCAAATAAAGTACCTGCTTCAGTCCTAGTAATAGCTTCTTTAGCTCGTTGTTTTAAAACTGATTCATCTGCGTAAGGATGAGATTCTTTTAATTTATTATACGCATTATTAACTATAGTATTGTATGTTGCTCTGGTATACAATTTTTCATTTGTTGGATCTGCAATCTGAGTTTGTATAAAGTCTTCGGTAATTCCTGTATCTGTATTACGAGCAATTTCATTAGCCTTTGCTTTAAGACGACCGTCATGATCTTTCCAGCCTCCTTGTGTAAGCTGGAGTGCTGCTTCATTAAGACCTGTTGCGGTTAAATCAGGATTTGATAGTATTTCATCAGTTTTTACTCTTGACTCTTCTCCTCTTACCTGAGTCTTTACGTCTATATCTCCAAGTATTTGTGCTCTAGCACTTGCAGCTGTAGTGTAATCTTCTGCTTGTAAATCAGTCGTAGCTGTGTTAATTCTATCTAAATTCATCCATCCTGTTTCAGCTTTCTTTAAAGCATCTTGACGTGCTGCATCATCTGGGAGAGC